GCAGGCATTCCACAGCGCCACAGACGCATTCCGCAGAATAAGCACCACGCGACATGCGCACGCATCGCACACGCACGCAATACCCGCACACGTATGTGTGCACGCATGCGCGTAACGGAGCCATGTTGCGTTCTCGTATGTGAGGTGTGTTAAAGGTTGTGAAGAGATGGGGAGGGACAATCCTGCCTACTTGCTATTAGCAATCAGCAAGTTACATTTGCAATTACATCTCCCTCATCGATTTACTTACAATTTGCATTGCGTCAAACATAAATAGCAGTACAATCTGCGGTCATGTTACCATTAGCAATGCCATGGAATCAAAAAGCTAAAAGTATGCGGCGATTGCGCGTGCGTGCGCACCCACGGGGTCGCGCATTTGCGTTTCGGGTGCCCCCGGCGTACGTCCATAATTATAGATTATCCCCTCCCCCTATATAACTCGGTAATTTTTGCCCTCGTTCACCCAACGAGAGTAAATCTTATAATTTTTTGCCCTCGTCGAATTATACGCCCCTTGGTTACTAGGGTACATGAGGCAGTTATTTGCCCTCTGTGGGTCCAAAAAGCAAAAAAGTGTTAAAAATATACAAAACGCCATCACAAAATTCCTAAAAATGTGGTTTACAGCCACTTTCAACACTTGACTTTTGCCAAAAAAGTCTGTAACTTTGCTACGCCCTTCAGGGAGATACGGTAACAGGCAGTCGTTTGCCTTTTGGGGGGCGCTTGAGGGCCCCCACTGGGCAAACATTGAGTAAGTGAGTCAGTAAATGTGAGGGTCGCCTGTGATTAGTCTGTATGAGGGGTAGCTGTGTCAAAAAAAATAAGGTATACAGCAGCAATCCAACTGACTCCACTACTGGACATGTATGTGTTTCCTTTTATGGTTAAAGATGCATGTAAGCTATTGCATTATATTTGCCGCATAAACACATAATCTTTTTTTTTATGAGATACAAGAAGAGAGGTGCCGGGATGCCCAAGGGAGCAAGGAACGGCATGTACATGAATGGAGGCAGAATGTACTCCACTGGTGGTGCTGTACCTGGTGGGACTGGACCTAGAACGTTTCAGAAAATAAACGTCCCTGAAGTAGAGTTATCTGGCGCCGCGGGTAATCGTGAGGCAAGTATGGTTCACACGTTTACAGAAACGTCATTACCAGGAGTCTACACTAGCGACCGAACTCCGGCTGGTCAAAAGGTATTTTACGATGAGAGCGGCAAACAGTTTACTCCAGAGGCTCTCCGCGCCCATGCAGACAGAAGTAGTAAAAGTTCCGGCACGAACCCGCTGGCCGCTTTCCCGATGGGCTATCCTGAGGCGTCGAGCAGCTTCAACTCTATGAAACCTGAAGTTATGATGACGGATTATGAAAAGGAGCTTGCTACAAGAGGTCAGCAAAGAGCAGCCGCCAGAAGAGCAGGTACGTTTGACCCGAATGCCAATTACAATAAAATACCTATACCAGCTGGTTATAGTACGTTTGATAGCTATGTGGGTGACACATCTCCTGATGCGTTTAATGAGCTTGAACCAAGAATCGGCTATATTGAAAGAGGCACTCCAAATCAACAAAACAACGTCGAGGTAGCCGCAGGCATGGCGCGGGGAAAAAACAAGGAAGGTCAGAGTGCGTGGGTAGCAAGCTTGAACGCCCCAAATCAACCAGTTTATTACGCTGGCTCTAAAACAAAAAAAGAAGTCTCTCCAACGCAAATGGTATTAAATGCGCTTAGATATGGGGGACATCACGGCCAAAACATAATGAGGGCTATGGAGAGCTCTCAACCTTCTAGAGCCAATAATATTAAGACTAAGATACAAGCCAACAAAGAAAAAAGAGCAAAAGTCCTTCCAAAAATTGCGGCAAACAGAGCGAAGCAGGAAGAGTATAGACTTATTGAGTCTCTCTATCAGGAAAGGAAAAACAAAAAATGATTAAAGTCATTGATAATAAAAAGCGGAAATAAATGGCAAGTGAGGAGCAGCAAAGGAAAGCTCCTGGGTACACACGACTCTAAAGAGAAAGCACAAAAACAGCTTATAGCAATCGAAATATCTAAAGCCAAGAGAAATAAGTAATGGCAACACTTACTGTAAGCATAACAGAGGAGGTGTACCTCAATGGCTCCAACAGGGGCTCCACAAATACATCGGCTATAACTGGCGTCACAGACGTGATGCACAGGATAGTTGAGGTTACGTCCGCAGCTATAGGGTACACAGAATTAATATCATTTGATACTATCCCCGGAGGCTCTGTGTTTTCCCCTAATAACCTTAGATACCTCAGGGTAACTAATGTTGACCAGTCGTCATCCCCTACATCTCTGTTTCTAAAGGTCCAGACAGCCAACAATGAGAACGTGGTTGTCCTTGATGCTAACGAGTCGTACGTTTTGTTTAACGACAACATCTATGCTGGGACAGGCATAGACCAGGCATACACCCTGGCAGACATCAAGACAGTTAAAGCGGGGGCCAGCGGCTCCGCCTGCCCAACAGAGATATTTGTAGCATCCGTGTAACCAAAACTGAGGGACAAAAAAAGAGCGGCTTAAGCCGCTCTTTTTGTTTACTGCAATCCCAGTGGGTACATGCCTTCAATTCTGTGAAATGTAGACGGGCTCCAGCACTCTCTAGTGTCAACATCGACGCAGTCCAGCAATATGTAGTATTCTTCAGGAACGTTTGTCAAACCATCCATTACAATTACAGTGTAAGCTATAAGCTCTCCAGTTTTTTTATCTCTTGCTTCCAGATGGTGAATCCCAAACGTGTTTGCTGGGTATTGAAAAAAAACAAGTTCGCTTAACTGTTCGCTTAGTTGTTTGTTTTGTTCTTTAGCTTTCGTAATGAATTCTGGCGTTATGCCAAACTCTTTGACTCTGTCTTCAAAACTCATGCAAAGAGAACTAAAGCTGTAAATCGGTTCTACCCATACTTCCCAGATGACGTTTTTGTTAACCGCTGCCTTCATTCCTTCACGGTGTACTTCATCTCTTTCCCATTTGTGTAAAACAATAGATATATCTTTGTCGTCCACAACGCCATCCCGATTAAAGTCAATAAGACATCCTTTAAATTCGCAAGACCCGTCTTCTGACGTTGCCAGCGGGTTGTAGTTGCACGCCTCTAGCACCGTGCATCCGCAAATCTCATTATGCTCCAAAACAATGTTGAACTTGGCTGGCGTCACATTCTTTTGAATGGGACCACCTGCAAGAACTGCCGCAGAAGCGGCTGACAGAAGAACGAACAAGAGCTTTTTCATAAGAAATGAATTTTGGGTGTTTCTAATATCGAAACGCAGGGCGATGTCTGGTATTGTGTGCGAGGTAAAAAATTTTTTATCTTTGCGCGTATCCCCGTCCAAAAGACCATCATGAACGTACTCAAGAACAAGCCCACAGACCAAGGAGCGCCACAAAAAAGGTACAACGAGAAAGAACTCCTGCTCTTCGCCACCAGCCAAAGAGAGCGCAACGTAAAAGAGTATGGTCCTATAGTTTCGGGGAAGCTGAACGACAACAAGCTCCTGGTAGCGGATTACGAGTCATACATGCGCAAGAACAAGTGAGATGCAGCTGAGCAAGAATCTTACGCTGGCCGAGGCAACTAAGTCACAGACTGCCGTCAGACTTGGGATTAAGAACGTCCCAAACGAGCAACAGATAGAAAACCTTAAACTCGTAGCCAAACATGTATTTCAGCCCTTACGAGACCACTTCAATGTGGCGATTGCAGTCAGCTCAGGATTCCGCTCCCCAGCCATCAACAAAGCCATCGGAGGGAGTAAAACGTCAGAACATATGGAGGGGCGTGCGCTCGACCTTGATGCAGATGTTTTTGGTGGCATCACAAACAAGGAGATTTTTGACTACATCAAGAACAACCTTGACTTCAACCAACTGATTTGGGAGTTCGGCAACAAAGACAACCCAGAGTGGGTACACGTGTCGTACAAAGAGGGCTCTAACAAGAAGCAAGTACTCCGGGCCAAGATGCACAAGGGACGTGCCGTCTACTCCCCCTTCTGAAGTCTGTCGTAGAACTTCTTTACAATCATCCTCCCACGCTGGGTAAGGGCGTACCTCACCCTGTAGCTGTGCCCCCCGTCCTCACGGAACTGTGCGTCCTCAAACGTCTTGAAGCTATCCATACGCTTGAAGTAATGGTAGATAAGCCCCTTGCGTAGGGCAATCATAATCACTCGCTCGTAGTAGTTGCTCTGACGCATCTTCAGGTCCTTGCAGGCGTACCTGGTAGTGAAGAACTCCAGGTCGTATGCCCACACCAAGAAGTCCAGGATAGAGTTGTTTATGTCGTGCTCATCCACCACAGACTTCTTAACCATCTTGTGATACTTGAGATAGTTTGACCCCCGCGTTTCCTTATCTTTATACAGGAACTCACGGAACATAAATTGTTTCTTTATTTTTGTAGCCATGAAAGGAAGACTTGAGCGTGATATTAAACTCAACATGTTTATGACTAAGGCCAAGAATCTTCTGTCTCAGATAGACAACTTGGCCGACAGTCTCGACGTAAGACAGGACGTAATCCTTGTAAATATAGTATCAGTCATACGTGACATCGACGAAGATGAGCAGGCAAATGTAGAGGCCATGTACTTATTTAACGTGGCAGACTCCCAGGAGATGTTCGACATGATGTCTCATGCCGTGGAGGCCTACGAGAAAGAAAGCAAGGACACGAAGAAAAATAACAGACTGTCCGCGACAGACGACCTGTTCGACGGATTCATATCACTCAATTAAAATGGAAGGACTTATAAGGAAGATTATTATCGGCAAGGAGCCGAAGACTAATGCCATGGCATATTATATAGGAATGCCCGTTGGAGAATCAAAAGAGAACCGGGTGAGTGCCATAGTGTACGACGATTCCACGATGGCTCGCCACAGCAAATCTAGGTACTACATATATTTGCAGGAACCAGACGGAGCCCAGGTGCTCTGGAAAACCATAGACGACATGTCATGTATAGTTGAATACGATTTGAACTTTTAATGGAAAACGAACAAAGCAAGGGTCTTGGCGACACCATAGCCAAGATTACAAAGGCCACTGGGATAGAAGCCGTGGTCAAGAAGGTGGCTGGGGAAGACTGCGGATGCAAGAAGCGACAGGAGAAGCTGAACATTAAATTCCCTTACAGAAAAAAATAATGCGTTCTTACGACAGTTTTATCGTCCACCTGCCTAAGCGGGTGAACGACACAATCTCATTGTCTAATGGTTTGGAACTATATGTTGACACGAGATTTAATGAGTTTGAGTACCGTGTAAACGAGGGGGAAGTGGTTTCCATACCTTTCAAGTACAAGACCCCGGTTCAGGTAGGAGACATTCTTTACTTTCACCATCTCGTGGTGCTAAATCAAGGCCAGTTTATAGATGATTTAAAAGACCATTATCTGGTCAAGTACAGCCCCGACGTGGCCACCAATAACCAAGCTATAGGGTACAAGAGCAAGGACACGGGGCTCTTCCACCCGCTCAACAAGTGGTCCGTGCTGGCCCCGTACGAGGAGCCCAAGGTCAAGATGTCTGAAATCATAGAGGTAGTTCAGCTCACCGAGCCCCCTGTCACCAAAGGCGTCGTGGCATTCGACACAGAGGAACTGGCTGAGATTGGCGTGAAAAAGGGCGACGTCGTGGGGTTCAAGAAGAACCACGACTACAGGTTCAAGATTGACGGTATAGAGTACTACAGAACCCGCGTAGAGGACCTCATGTATGTCCAGACAGAAGAGATTTGATACCGTAGACGCCATAGACAGGCTCATGAGCAGCATGGAGGTGGCAATCAACAATATGATTGATGAGGTCAGGCGCCCCGTAGACCCTGAAGCCTCGGGGGCGGGCAGGAAGGCAGAGCTACAGTCCGTGAAGCAGACGGCAGTAGACTGTCAGGACCTGATAAAGAAGTACCAAGAACTTACTGACATGAAGAAGGAACTTCAGTCTACAGGAGGAATGAAGGAGGAGAAGGACTACAAGGCCGGGTTTGCGGAGAGGTTCAGCAAATGATTAAATTGAAAAATGGGGACAAATAAAAACCACATGAAAAAAAGAACTGTATGTCTTAACATGATTGTTAAGGACGAAGAAGACACCATAGAGCGGTGTATGGAGAGTGTCCACAAGTTTATAGACTCTTATGTCATAGTAGATACAGGGTCTAAAGACAAGACCATAGAAAAAATTAAAGAAGTAGGAGAGCGACTTGGGATACCTGGAGAGGTGCATGAACGCCCGTGGGTAAACTTCGCTCACAACAGAACTGAGGCGCTTAATCTTGCCAAAGACAAATGCGACTACAGGTTCATGATGGATGCTGATGACTATCTTGTTGTAGAGGAAGATGAAAACCCTTTTGACATAGTTGATGACCTTCCTTCATATGCTATTAAGCTTAAGTACGGTGACATAGAGTATCACAGACATTTTTTGTTAAGCTCCAGGCAGGACTGGAGATTTGTCGGTGTTCTACACGAGTATCCCGCATATGACAACAACACAGGTCAACATGGATTCTTGAGCGGGTGCCACATAAGAGCTAACATATCCCCACTCAAAAGAGCTAAAAGCGTTAAGGCGAAGTATGCCAATGATGCAAAGATTCTTGAGAAGGCCATTAAAGACGAGCCAGATAATTCTCGTTACTGGTTTTATTTGGCCCAGTCATATAGAGATTCTGGACAGTTAGACAAGTCAATAAATGCCTACAAGAAAAGGGCTTCTATGGGAGGGTGGCAGGAGGAGGTATACATATCTCTTCTTACCATAGCAAGCCTTATGGAAGCAAAGTCTATGTCTTTAAATTCTGTTATGGAGGCCTACAGGGTTGCTTGGGAATACAGGCCTCATAGACTTGAGGCAGTAACAAACCTTATGAGGCTTTGTAGACTAAATAGCAGGCATGTACTTGCTTTTACATATGGAAATATGGCTGCTCAGAATTTTAGAGACATAGACATGCTTTTTGTGAGTGCTCCGATAAAGAAGTGGCTATTTTTAGACGAATACTGCATGGCGGCATATTATGTTGGTCAGTCGGATATAGCATACGAAAATGCTAAAAAACTCATGGACTCTGATACATTCTTAGAGATTCCGACGGAGGAACAAGAAAGGCTCAAGAAAAATTTCTCATACTACGAATCAAAAATAAATGAAGCCAAAAATAATTGATTGCTTCACGTTCTATAACGAGGTGCAGATGCTTGAGTTTAGGCTTGAAGAACTTGGTGAATTTGTTGATTTCTTCGTCATAGTAGAGGCGAATAAAACCTTTGTTGGCCTTGAAAAAGAAAAAAACTTTCCAGAGCAAAATAAAATTGTTCAGAAATACATAGACAAAATTGTTTATGTATTTGTAGATGACATGCCAGATGGAGACGACCCATGGGAGAGAGAGGCACACCAAAGAAACTGCATAATTAGAGGCCTTGACAAAATAAGTCCAGACAATGACGACATCGTAATCATATCTGACTGTGATGAGGTTTTTGACATTGAAACCATTAAACTTCTAACAGACCATGGAATTGATAAATTTAATGGTTTTGTTTGTTTAGAGCAGGATATGTATTATTATAATATAGAGACAAAAGCAAAAAATAAATGGTATCATCCAAAGGTTTGTTTATACTCAAACCTTAAAAACTTTAGCACAATAGATGATTTGCGTTTAAGCAGGTGCAATTTTGTTATTAGAGATGGTGGATGGCACTTTTCTTACTTTGGAGGGGTTGATATGATTAAGAATAAAATCAATAATTTTTCTCATCAAGAATTTAATAACAGTAAATTTACTGATGAGTTAAGGATAAATGAGGCCATAGAAAAAAGTATCGACCTTTTCAGGAGGGACGGAATAGAGTATTTTAGCATCGATACAGATGACAACGAATATCTTCCTAAAAACTATAAAATGCTTGTTTAATGTACAGTGTTATTATTCCCACGATGTGGAAGAACATGCGTATCGTGGAACTCATAGAGGGCTTTAACGACTGCGAACTTGTTGATGAGATACTTCTCGTTGACAACAACCCAGATAAGACCATAGACTTCCCATACTACGACAAGGTCAGAGTCATACACAGAGGTGACAACATGTATGTCAACCCGTCGTGGAATCTCGGAGTGGCAACGGCCAAGAACAAGAAGGTTATCATTTCCAACGACGACATAAGCTTTGATGTGTCATCTGTCCTTGAGTTTATGAAGGACAAGGAGTACGGATGTTGTGGTGTCCATCCCATAGGGATAAACTCTGAAGACGGGTGGCCTATTGAGATGGTGAACAACGTCTTTATAGGTCAAGGATGGGGCGTCCTCATATTCGTAGACAAGGACTTGTACGTCGACATACCGAGTGGACTCAAGATTTGGTTTGGTGACAACTGGATTGCAGAGGTATGCAAGCCATCAAAGAGCCTGTTGTTTAATTTGTACACAGAGATGTCATCTTCGTCCAACTCAAGTGAATTGAAGGATGTAATCAGGGCGGACATATCTGAGTGGATACGACTTGTCAATCAGAGCAAAGGAGGCGATTCCGTAACTTTGCAGGGTGAAGGCGAAAAAGCGTAACTACAAGAAAGAGTACGAGGAGTACGGGTCTAAGCCAGAGGCCAAGAAGTACCGTGCGGAACTGAACAAGTACAACCGTGACAACGGCACGTATGGGAACGGCGATAAAAAAGATGCCGCACATGGTTCCAATGGGAAGATTGTTGGCTACATTAGCGCCTCGAAGAACAGGGCCCACAACAGGCCCGCCAAGAGAAACAGCAAGTAGTAACGGAAACCCTCTAAAATATGATTGATACCCTTGCAACTGTAGTTGATTCATTGCCAGTGGTGATGGACACTATGGCAGCCGTTGCAGATTCTGCAACAGTTGCTCAGACGGCACCGAACGAAGCGGTCGCTGAGTCTGGATGGTTCACTCCTGGAATCATCACCGAACTTCTCATCGTCTTCCTGGCGTTGGTGAAGATTGTTGTTAACCTCACCCCAACTGAGAGAGATAACAAAGTGTTCGGTCTGTTTGATTCCATGATTAACGCAATCATCCCAGACAGAAAAAAGGCCTAACTGGCCTAGCCCTGTAAGCTCACGGGAGCCCCGACTAATACTCGGACGCGGCAGGTTCGATTCCTGCACAGGGCGCTACACCAATTCAATTAAAATGATTCTTCACCTTTATTTCCAGCTGCTGGCTGACCGCATCGGCAACCAGGCTTGGTACCACCTGTACTTCTGACAATCTGCGCCCGTAGCTCAGCTGGATAGAGCAACAGCCTTCTAAGCTGTGGGTCACAGGTTCGAATCCTGTCGGGCGTACAATTCTTTGACGTGCTGGTCTTTTTTCGCGTTCTGCACCTCTACGATTAAACAGGTGCGATTAACTGGGGGCGTAGCTCAGTTGGTTAGAGCAGGATGCTTATATCATCAAGGTCACAGGTTCGAGTCCTGTCGCCCCTACTCTTGATGTCACAAATTGTGATTGCAAGAAGGGTTTAATCATTTAAAGCCGATTAAGGTATTCGATAGAAAATCAGCGGTGTCCCTAAAAATGATTCACGCTTCTGTAGCTCAACTGGTAGAGCAACTGATTTGTACTCAGTAGGTTGAGGGTTCGATTCCTTTCAGAAGCTCTATATAGTCAGGTAGTTCAACTGGTAGAATGGCTGGCTTTATGCCACTGAATGTAGGTTCGACTCCTACCCTGGCTGCCAAACTCGGGAGTAAAACACGGCCAAACTCGGGAATTATCCTTGAGCATAATGCCTGATTGTTGATGCAAATGAAGCAGAATTGCATCATTATAGCTGCAATAACGATTTAATGAAGTAAAAAACCATCACGGTCATAAATCAAATGAAAGTAAAACTCTTGTGAGCAAACACGCAAACCTCCCGCATCACTTCTACATAAACGTAGATAACAAGATGCTTGGTCCGAATATGCCAAAAGGCGTTACAAAGGGTATATGGCATGCTGTATATGGTCGTGAGTATCAGGTTTTGCTGTGTCACGTGGTCCTTGAAACTGGCGCTCATTGGAGTGGACTTCCGCTTCACGGAGTCTCCACTACAGAAGACTTTTCACTTGCTCACGAAGAACTGATGCCATGGAAGTGTATGGGTGATGACATGGATGTGTGGCACGTTCATTATCTTCACGGCCTTGAAGTAAAAACCAGGACTGGCAAAGGAAGACACACAGGCATCATGGTTGATTGGAAAGATGGGTATAGCATGTATCCGCAAGAGCACAAGCCACTTAATCTTGTGAATCTTGAAAGCGGTCAGTTTTGCTTGATGCCAAATAACTACTGTCTGTTTACGGACAGACACTTTACCTCTGAAGAAAAAGCAGAGGAGAAGAGACTTTACTTAAGAGGAGAAGAAATCTACTGGGAATAAAATGAAAGTAAAACTATTGTCCATCACCCCCAATGCTGAAGAACACATTGTCGAGGTTGCGCGTGTTTCTAGCTCTCGCGAGAATAAGAAGGAGGATTACAGCTCGCTCATAAAGTACCTCATAACTCATGCGCACTGGTCACCGTTTGAGCACTCCTACCTGACATTTGAGATAGAGACCAGCAAGGCCATAGCCATACAGCTTCTCAGACACAGAAGCTTTACATTCCAGGAGTTCAGCCAGAGATACCAGGACGTCAATGCCCTGTCAAAAGACGGAGGCATCTTTGAGCCAGTAGAGTTGCGTTGGCAGGCTGTAAAAAACAGGCAGTCGTCTGTTGAGCCAATGAACTCTGTTGTTCTTGACAGCAAGGTGGCCATGGTGTTTGCCGCATGTGAGCAGCTGTACAACAGCCTAATTGAAGCCGGGGTGTCTCGTGAGACGGCAAGATTTGTGCTGCCTCTTGCCACGAAAACAACGCTGCATATGACGGGCAGCGTACGCTCTTGGATACATTTCTTGCAGATTCGTGACGACCCTCATGCTCAGAAAGAGATACAGGATTTGGCAAAACTCATTAAACATATCTTTGCAGATAACCTGCCAGTAACGGCAGCTGCACTTAAATTTACATGAGTTGTTTGGTTGACTTAGAGGGCTACAAGGAGAAAGGAATAAAGATAGACCCTAACGGAAGCCACGGCGAAGTCATAGAACTTCACGGGCTTCTTGTCGTTTTACCCAAGCAGCCACCCAAAAGAGATATACTGTTTCACGAGTTCCCAAAAATGGAACAAAAGTGGTCGAGGTTGCCAGTCCCCAAGGAACTTGAGAAGATTAGGTCTATGGACGAGTGGATGGAGAAGCCGCCAGAATTTAGGGCTAGGTTTTCTCCTTATATAGAAGAGGAGTACAAGAGGAGGAGGAACGGGGTGTGGTTTTACAACAACGGAGAGCCTACGTATGTCACAGGCAGGCACTACATGTTTCTTCAGTGGTCTAAGATTGACATAGGTTACCCGCATTTTCTACAGTTCCAACGTGAGATATTTCTTCATTTCGCTGCTTGTGAGGTTGACGAGCGTTGTGTTGGTCAGCTTTATACTAAGTGTCGCCGTTCTGGTTACACCAACATATGCTCTTCTATCCTTGTTGACGAGGGAACTCAGGTCAAGGACAAGACGATAGGCATACAGTCCAAGACCGGTAAAGACGCCCAGGAGAACATCTTCATGAAGAAGGTGGTTCAGATTTTCACAAACTACCCGTTCTTTTTCAAGCCTATTCAAGACGGTACCACCAACCCAAGGATGGAGTTGGCTTTTAGAGAACCGTCTAAGAGGATAACAAAGAGCAACAAGAGCACGTACGCTGGAGATGCCCTGAACACTATAATCAACTGGAAGAACACCACTAACAACGCATACGACGGTGAAAAGCTTCATTTGTTGTACTTGGATGAGGCCGGGAAATGGGAGGCTCCGTCCGACATCAGAGAGGCGTGGAGGATAGAGCGTACGTGTCTTATTGTTGGTAAGAAGATTGTAGGAAAGGCCTTGGTTGGCAGCACCGTTAACCCCATGCAGAACGGGGGTGAACAGTACAAGAAATTGTGGGAAGACAGCAACCCGTTTGAACGTAACGCCAACGGAAGGACCAAGAGCGGATTGTACAAGATTTTTGTCCCGGCTTACGACGCCCTGGAAGGCTTCTTTGACACCTATGGCAACCCCATAGTAGAAACACCAGATTCAGAGGTAGATGTTTTAGATGGTGGACAGACATCTATAGGCGCGAAAGACTTTCTACGTAACGAGCGAGAGAGCATGAAACATGACTCTTCAGAAATGAATGAGATAGTCAGGCAGTTCCCGTTCAACGAAGACGAAGCTTTTAGAGACAGTATCTCGGGTAGCATATTTAACGTAGGAAAGATTTACGAGCAGATAGAGCACAACCAGGAACTATACCCCAACCCCGTTGTACAGGGCAACTTTATATGGGAGGAGAAAGACAAGAAGGTTGTGTTTTCACCTAACGTCAACGGAAGATTTAGAGTCTGCTGGATGCCCCCTAATGAAGAGCGAAATGTGATAAGAGAGGCCCATGGGAAACGCGTCCCCCCGTTCTCTGACTATGGGTGCGGCGGAGTTGACTCCTATGACATCGACGCCACCGTAGACGGAAGGGGCTCTAAGGGGGCCCTCCACATGTACAACAAGTTCTCCATGAATAGGCCGTCTAACATGTTTGTAGTGGAGTATGCCTCTCGTCCTGACATGGCCAAGATATTCTACGAGGATGTGCTTATGTGCGCCTTCTTTTATGGCTACCCGCTGCTGATAGAAAACAACAAGTACGGTATAGTCAGATACTTCGAACAGAGGGGATACGATGGGTACATCATGGATAGACCTGAGCACCTTAAGATTTCTGGGTCTAACGCTAGCGTGAAGACCAAGGGGATTCCATCGAACTCACAGGACATAATCCATGCACATGCCCAAGCCATAGAGTCTTACGTTCACAACCATGTTGGAATAAACTACGAGACCGGGGAGATGGGGAAGATGTATTTTGACAGAACTCTGGAGGACTGGATTGGGTTTAAGATTGACAAGCGCACTAAGTTTGACTTGACCATAAGTTCCGGTCTGGCGCTCCTTGCAGCCCAAAAAGCAAAGGAAAAGCCAGTGACGTCATTTGAGGACAAGAGATTTGTGCGTAGATACAGGGTCATGGGTTGATTTATTTATATTTGCAGAGTTATATTGTGTTATAGCGCAGTATACGCTCTGCCGTAATGTACAATAAAGAAAACAAGAACACAGGAGGATTTCCAGACCCTTTGGCAGACGCCTCTGTAAAGGCCACCAAGGAGTACGGTATTAAGTATGCAAAAGCTATAGAGTCTCAATGGGGGAAGATAAATGATACAAAATCATTGTTCTCCAAGAGAAACTCTACGTTTGAGCGTTCAAGAAATTACGCAAACGGAACGCAGGACACCTCCATCTACAAGCAACTGCTTCACACCCTTGACCCCAACAACAATGACGGCAGTCTGTTGAACATAGACTTTACCCCGGTTCCTATATTGCCAAAGTTTGTCCGGGTTGTGGTTAACAAGATTCTTTCGAGAGACCCATACCCAAATCTTGAGGCCGTAGACCCCTTGTCTTCTTCTGAAAAAAACGAGCAGAAGAAAAGGATTCAGATGCAGGTTGAAGCCAGGGAGCGGCTTATACAGCTTAAGCAGCAGACAGGTGTTGTGCTTGACATAGACCCAGAGCAACTTCCAGAAACCCTTGAAGAATCCGAGATACTGCTTGAGACAAACATAAAGACAGATGCGGAGATTGCTGCTCAGATAGGCACCAACATGACGCTGTCTTGGAACAACTTTAACGACGGCACGTACCGTAGATGTGTCAATGACCTTGCCTCTATAGGCATGGCTGTAGTAAAACGTAGAAACGACCCCAATACAGGTATAGCCCTAGAGTATATAGACCCTTCGAGATTCGTCCATAGCTACACAGAAGACCCAAACTTTGATGACATCATCTATGCAGGAAGCATAAAGAGAATATCTATAGATGAACTTAGAAGAATATCTAACGGGGAGATTGACGAGGAGACGCTGAAAAAAATTGCCAATAAGGTTAGAAACAGGACTGGCAATGACCCTTCCAACATAGACAAGTACAAATACGACGACAGGCTCAAAAAGAACA